TTTTCTGTCACCTGATTTTGCGAAAACATTCTTGCAGCAAAATCCGCAGGCATTACCAACTGTTTTGAATTTCTTCCGGCAAGCAACTCTTTCTCAAAATGGTACTGTTCGGGCTGCACGCGGCATTGATGTAAAGACTATTCAGTTCTGGGAGGAGTTAAACGCTTACTCTAAATCTGGGCAAACCATGTCAATGGATCGTTTCATCGATGCTGAGTCAGCAATGCAGACAGGCGGTGCGCCTGTTGATAATGCAATTAAAGACATGATCTATCAAAAGATAGGCAAAGAATTTCAAAGCGTGAAGGCTGCTGTAGACGAATTTACATTGCAGGCTGTTGGCAATAATCCTGAGATGTCTGCGTTCTTTGGCAATCAGGCAAAGCGTCTAGTATATGTGCATGGTGCAGATAAAGCCTTTGAGATTATCAAGAACACTAAAGATAAAATCTTTATGAAGTCTAATCTTATGTACGATAAAGACCGGCCAAGCTTGTTTGCGCCGGAAATGTTCTATGGTGATGCTGAACTCAAGGTTTTGAACAGCACTGTTGCAACACGCCTTAGAACGGCCGAGAATGGCTCCACACTGGTCTTAGGTAAAAATGTGGGGTTGGTAGCCGACAGACGCGGAACGCGCCTTGAGAGTGGCATACCGACTCGTCTACCCACATATACGCTTCGATACACCTCTGGTGACAGAATTGGTCAGCCGGTGCGTGATGCTAATGGGCCGATTGAGATTGGGCCACAAACGATTATTTCTGCGCGTGCGGAAGCCTTACGCATGAGTGAAGCGGATTGGATGGCAGCATGGAAGCAGTCATACGACATGCGCTTTGGTGCAACGGATAAGCTGGGCAGAGTAAAGCGTCCACCGTCTGGTGCTACATTTGGCGGCATGTTCAATACTAGCGGCGAGCCAAAGGTTATGCCGCGCAGCATCACCATTGATGAGGCCAAAAGAATGAAAGCTGCAGAGGCCAATAATTAATGGATTATGGGCGCAAAGATTTCTTTATCGCAGCGGATACTGGCTTTCGTGAGAATGTATCAAGCAGTTGGTTTGAAGGCTTTAAGGCTAATGTAGCCTACAAGTATCAGCCAATCAGCACATATACTGACGAGCAAAACCTTTTCGGAGAGGTTGAGCGCGACCCTTTGTTTACCAGAGATCGTTTTGTTCAGCGTATGCAGAGCATACCGGAGAGTCATAAGAACTTTCATGAGACATTAGCCAGAGCCAAGAACGATGATCACTTTGATTTCTTGGTTGGGGCTGTGTCAGAAGAACTGCTCTATAAAGAAGAAGCTGCTAACGCGCCAATCACGGCGCAGTTTGCGTCTGAGTTGACTGACATAAGCAATCTTGCGCTGTTCATACCTGCATTAAATCAGGTTCGAGTGGCTAAGACTGGTGTCGATGCCTTCAAAACTGCAGCAAAGTTTGGCTTTGGTGCTGGTGTGGCATCTGAAACCATCCGCGCACCGTTTGCCTATGCTGATAGTGACTGGGAATCTGCTGCAAATATCGGCATGACCACTGTGTTTTCTGGCGCATTGGGTAGTTCAGCGCATTATCTCAAGCCATTTATTAAATCGGCAGCAAGAAAGGCATCAGACTTTGCTAATGGTAGACCTGTTCAGCACACTTTTGATAAAGATGGCAACATTGTTCTTGCTGGCGATGACGGTTACGTTGGGCAGTCTGGCGGTGATTTTGATGCTGTTACTGGCAACCCTCTTGGATCTCCATCGCAGCGCATCCTGTCTGATAAGAACGTGCCTCAAGAAGTTAAAGGAATGTTTCATGCGCTTACTTCAAACGCTTCTGTAAGCGTGCAAGGCAATCGCAGCGGCATGGCGCAGCAATCAGTAGCCATGCGCATTGTGCCGTTTCATGGCACATATATGCGCGTACAACGAGACTTGCGTGACCTGCACGCGCAGCAAGTGACAGGCGAGATTGATGCAACCGCACCATCTATTGCTGGTGCTTACACTGGATCTTCTAAAGATTACGATGATTGGCTTGGCGAAACAATCAACCGTATGGTGCTGTCAAAGTCTGATGATCCACGTCTGGTACGTCAGGCTCAAGATGGTATGACACAACAACAAGCTGACGCAATCGTACAGCTTGATCAGTTGTTTAAGCAGATTGATGATGATGCCAACTTTACTGGTGTATTTAAGCGCAATGAAGAATTGAAAGCACGCATCGACACCCTCAAAAAAGAACTTGAGGAATTAAACACCAAAGATAAAGGCATCAGAGATTCTGATAACAAGGGTGCAAAGCAAGGCATATCTAAGGCACAGTTTGCAGCGTTAGAGCGTGGCACAGATCGCATTGCTAAGATTAAAAAAGAGATTGATGATCTTACAGGGGCAATAAAGAAGCCAACGCGACAGGATTTTGCATTCCCTATCTTCTACAACAAAGATCTTTTGATGGCAGATGAAATGGCACGCGAGGGTCTGACACAGAAGTTTGAAGCGCATTACATAAGAGAACGTGCTGCAATGGGGCCGGATGAAACCATGCCCTCAACTACGCCGCGTGAAGATGCAGAGCGTACTCTTGCGCGTATCTTGCAAGAAGATGCAGATGATTTTGAAAACCTGCAGGCAGACTTTGCTGGCGGCAGCAAGCATCTTCGCAATCGTAAGACTAACATCCCTGTGCATGAAGTTATGGATTACATCATCAAAGATGAGGATGCACTCTATAGTTATATAGATCGCATGGGCAAGAAGATTGCGTTTGCGGAATCATATGGTGGTAAGAACATTGAAGAAGTTCTTACTGACATTGAAACATCGCTTCGTAAAAAGGGCGGTTTTAGTGAAGAACGGATCACTCGTATCTTGTCTGATTTTTACGGAGATTATGAGCGTGTCATGGGGTCTTTTGTTCGCCGCCCAGACAGACTAGACAATCAAGCAGTCAAAGCTGCTCGAACCTACACAGGTTTAGTTTATCTTCCTTATGCTGGTTACTCTGCTATCACAGATATCGGCAGCATTGCGCTTGCGCATGGCGTTATGCCAACGCTGAAAGCCGCTTGGGCTGGTGTTCGTGACATGGGTTACACCAGCAAAGTGTTTCGGCAGGTCAACATGGCAGGTGAGGTGCTTGACATTACCCGCAATGTTGTTTCGCGTGAAATCTTGTCTGACAACATAAAACGCATCAAGCCTAACATGGTTGAAAAGACAAGCAGTATTGCAAACAAAGCTTTCTATACATTGAACGGCCTTGCCCCGATCACTGTTGCTGGCAAGACGCTCGATCAGATACTGGTGCAAGACAAGTTTTTCAAACTGTCACGCAAAATGGCTGCAGGCAAGATCAACAAGTTTGATGCCGAGTTCATGGCACGCTATGGCATTGATCAGGAAATGGCTGAGTATATTGCCAAGATGCCTGTCGAGCGTCATCCAAGTGCTGACTTCCATTTTAGTGCAACTGACAAATGGCCTCAAGATACACCACAAGCAAGGCGTGTATTGCGTACATATCAGGCAGCTATCGATGCGCATGCGAATAACACCATCATCATGGCGACAACCTTTGATAAGCCGCAGTTTATGGATGGTTTACTCTATATGAAAGACAACTCGTTCTTTCAACAAGCACGCAAGCTGTGGCCTGAGTCATTTAAGATTGAGGATCGTGTCTCTACTGCAGGTCAGAAGATGGTGCGCATGGACAGCCAGCTTATGACGCTGCCGTTTACGTTTATGAACTTTGCCTTTGGTGCAAATAACAAGATCGTCAATGTGCTGCGTGATCCTAACCGGCTGCATAATGCACAAGGCGTAATTGCTCTGCTTGGTATGTCGTACCTGTCGCTTGAAATGAAAGACAAGTCATGGTGGCGTGGTGCTGGCAGCGTAGAAACAATAGCGCGTGTTGTAGATCACAGCGGATTGCTGGGTATCTACACTGATCTTGGCTATATGGGTCTGTCTATGGGCGTGAACAGCGGCATGATTGGCGCAACATCATCACCCATACCGCCAAAATATATAGACCCTGATATAAACAAAAGGTTTGGTAACTTTGTTACTGAGCCATTTGGTGCGCCTGTTGGCTTGGCACAGGATATGTATCGCGTTGCCAAAGAATACAGTAATGGCAACAACGCTACAGCAAGTAAGGATTTGTTTTATACGCTGCCATTCATAGGTCTTCCATACATTGCCGGAACGGCAAGGGATTTGTGGAATGCTGGCCGTTAATTGTGCGTGGAGAAATGCATTAGTGCATGATAGAGGGATACTATGACAATAAACTTGAGCGATAATTCACCGCGAGTAATCTACACTGTGGCCGCTGGGGTTACACAGTCTAGCTTTACTGTGCCTTTTGATTTCTTTGAGGAAGGCGATGTCAATGTCTATGTCGATGGTGTTCTTAAAACCATCACGACAGATTACACTGTAAGCGGCGGCAGCGGCACAGGCGGCACAGTTGCAATGTCAGTCACCGGCATATCTGGTGGCAGCAGCATTGTTCTTACTAGAGATGTAGCTCTGGAAAGAACAACAGACTTTCCAGCATCCGGCCCATTTGATGTGTCCAGCTTAAACAATGAGCTAGATAAAATCATTGCTGTTCAAGCAGATTTAAAAAGCAGAGTTGATCGCTCAATCCAAGCATCCGATTATGATGAAGATGCAGCAATTTATTTGCCATCAAAAAATGATCGCAAAGGCAAGGTCTTAGCGTTTAATGCTTCAACAGGTGACGTTGAAGTTGGTGCAACAGTATCTGGCGTTACAGCACTTTCGGCTATAACTAATGATATTGAAGCACTAGCTGACATCGAAGATGGTACTATTGCAACAGATGCTATATCTAGTCTTGCAGCAATAAGCTCGAATGTAAGCACCGTTGCATCTAACATTACTAATGTTAGCAATGTTGGAACTAACATTTTGCACGTTGAAAATGTTAGCAACAACATGGTGTCTATTACTTCAGCCGTTACAAATGCGGCTACAGCAAACGCTGCTTTAGCTACATTCCAACAGTCATTTAACTCAGGTAATTTTGCTCCACAATCTCCTACTGACGGCGATCTTTGGTACGACACAGCTAATCTTCAACTTCGTGTTTATGTTGCGTCAACATCTCAGTGGGAAATTGCTGGCAGTTATTTGGATGCGTTAACAAGCACCCATGTATTCACGGCAACAGCAGGGCAAACGTCGTTTGTTACTGATGATAATGGCAACACGCTTTCTATATACTCAAATGGCAACACATTTGTTTATAAGAATGGTGTGCGTTTAACTATTGGTAGTTCTAGTACCAATGATTACTTCATTAATGGCAACACAATTGCCTTGAACTCAGGCGCAAATCTTAATGATGTGATTTTGGTTGAAGTCTTTACCAAGTTTACATCTGTACAAGAAGCATCTTTAGATCAAAAAGTAACGGATGCTACTACATCAGCGACTAACGCTGCTGCATCGGCATCTGCTGCTGCGACATCTCTTTCTAATATTGGCTCATCAGAAACAAATGCGGCTGCATCTGCAACATCTGCTTCTGGATCTGCTATATCAACAGCCGCAGATGCTATCTCAACAGCCGCTGATGTTGTTTCTGCCGCCGCATCTGCTGCAACAGCAACCACCCAAGCCAGCCTTGCTACCTCAAATGGTGCTGCTCAAGTAACCTTGGCGACCACTCAAGCTGGCAATGCAGCGTCATCTGCTACGGCTGCGGCTGCATCAGCTACTTTAGCATCTAATTCAGAAAGCGCGGCAAGCACATCTGAATCAAATGCTTCTACCTCAGAAACAAATGCCGCTTCATCTGCTTCGGCTGCTGCAACCTCTGCTTCAAATGCGGCAACGTCTGAATCAAATGCGGCAACGTCTGAATCAAATGCTGCAACAAGCGCAACTGCTTCTGCAGCAAGCGCGGTAAGTTCTTCTGCATCATCTACGTCAGCTGCAAGCGCACAGGCTGCTGCTGAAAGCGCAAGAGATTCTGCTCTTGCAGCGTTCGATTCATTTGATGACAGGTATCTTGGGGTGTTTGCCTCAAACCCGACAACAGACAATGATGGTAATGCATTAGTTGCTGGTAGTTTATATTTTAATTCCTCATCATCAGCCATGCAAGTTTACACTGGGTCAGGCTGGACAGCCGCATATGTGTCAGGCACAGGTTTTGCGTCTCTGTCAGGAGCGTCTTTTACTGGTGACATTACAGTACCAAACATAACACTAACTGGTACGATTGACGGTAGAGATCCATCGGCTGATGGTACAAAGCTTGATGGCATTGAAGCAGGTGCGACTGGAGATCAGACTGCATCAGAAATCATGACAGCAATCAAGACTGTTGATGGAGCATCATCCGGTCTTGATGCTGATTTGCTTGATGGGCAAGAAGGCAGCTACTATTACCCTGCTTCAAATCCTAATGGATACACAGCTAGTGTCGGAACTATAACCAATGTTACAGCTGGCAATGGTTTGTCAGGCGGGGGTAGCAGTGGTGCAATAACTATTAGCCACTCTGATACCTCAACACAAGCTAGCAGCAACAATTCAGGTCGGACTTACATTCAAGACATTACACTTGATGATTACGGTCATGTTACTGGAATAGCCACAGCAACAGAAACTGTGGTCAACACCGACACCAACACAACCTATACTGCTAACGGTTCTTATGGCCTTACACTGGTTGGTACAGAGTTTCGTTTAGAAACTGATCAACGTATAGCAGATAGCACTTCGGATATTAAAATCGGAAACCTTCATGACTTTACTTACTTTGACGCAAGCGTAGGAATCCGTTGGTACACTGCCGCTGCGGAGGAGATGCGTTTAACTAACACCGGAGATCTTCATGTTGATGGCGATGTTATTGCTTATTCAACCACTATTTCAGATGAGCGATTAAAGACTGACATTACCAAAATCGACAGTGCGTTAGAAAAAGTTGGGCAGCTTAACGGCTACACTTTTACATACAAAGCTGACGGCAAACAGTCTGCCGGTGTTATTGCACAAGAAGTAGAGAAGGTATTACCAAGCGCAGTCACTGAAAAAGAACTACCTCTTAAGACTGATGATGGCGTTAGTTACAAAACAGTTCAATACGATCAGTTGGTAGGGCTGCTAATCGAAGCTGTAAACGAATTATCAAATCGTGTGAAAGTATTGGAGGCCAATAATGGCAACAACTAAAGCAATGACATTATCTGATCTTCTTGATGGCAATGGCGATGTTGTTGCATCAGCACTTGATAACGCATCTTCTTTGTTTGGTTTGCCAACAGGCTGGACAATCGGCGCAAGCGGTAGCGATATGATTTTTTCATACAGTGGTACTGCAAAGTTTAAGATTGCAACCGATGGTTCTGTTACAGCAATTGATGACGTTACAGCTTATGGGAGCATTTAATTATGCCAGTACCTAGCAGTGGTCAGATAAGAATTAGCGATCTTGTTGCTGAGTTTGGTGGTTCCGCGCCTCATGCATTGAGCGAGTATTATCGCAATGCTGGACTTGTCCCCTCTAACAACACAAACATACCAACAAGCGGTCAGTTTAGTTTTTCTAACGCATACGGCGCAGTCAACGAGATTGCTGTCGCAGCAACTAGCGGTGCCAACATCGACATCTCAACGCTATTTGGATCAAATTGGACAAGCACAGTACCCAAGCGTCTGACTATTGGGTCTGGCGTTACTATCGGCGGCACAGGCTCAAGCGCAGCTATTATTATTCCATCTAACATGGCTGGCACTCTGGCAATAGACAACGCTGGAAGCATCATTGGTAAAGGCGGTGCAGCTAATAGCGGGGCTGGTGGTAATGCTATTAGCAACTCAGCATCTGGCGTAACCATCAATAACACCGGTTTACTTGCTGGTGGAGGCGGCGGTGGTGGTCTTGGCGGAGTTGGCGGCAACGGTACTTTCACAACAACAACCCAAACGAATCATTCTCCTGCTTATGCAGGAGAGGGTCTTCCAGGCGGTTGGACTTGGAGATTTTATGATCCAAAAGTCTTAACGATCAGGCGTAACAACGGCGGTTATTTTTACGGTGCGGTACGCGCTGACGGGGCAAGCGTTACACAAATTGGTAATGGTTTCCGTAGTTCGTATCGAGGGTCTGATGGTTACTCTTATGCTTATAACTGGTATGAAGAATCAAGTTCTACAAGTTCATCGACTGGTGGCTCTGGTGGGGCTGGTGGTCGTGGTCAAGGCTATAACCAAACGCTCGCAAGTGGATCGGCTGGCTCAAGTGGCGGCACCAATGCTGGCACAGGTGGTACAGGTGGATCAGGCGCAGCCTACGGCACAGCAGGGTCAACAGGCTCTACCGGTGCTAATGGTAACTCATCTAATGGTAGCGGTGGTGCATCAGGTGGTGCAGCAGGCGCAGCCGTAACAGGCACATCAGTAACAATGAACAACACTGGCACACTAGCAGGAGCAGTCGCATGACACAGTATAATATTGAGAAGATTGAAGGCGGCATTGCAACAGTACGTTATGCCGATAATAGCTGGGCAAACCTTGTTCTTTCAGCGGATATGACACAGGAAGACTTAGATGATTTGGCATTACAGTTTGCACCAAAGACTGGCGTTGCACCTAGCTTCGCAACAGTTGGCTTTACTTCCACAGCCTCGGCTAAACCTGAGCCTATTGTTGAGGAAGAAGAATATGTTGATGACAGACCAGCGTGGCTTATTGCAAGAGAAGCTGCATACGGTTCACTAGCTAGTCAGGTTGAGTATATCACAGAGAACGGTTTAGAGGCTTGGCAAGCACACGTTGCTGGGATCAAAGCCGCTAATCCAAAGACCTAGCATGAATGGATCCAGTCACCGGAATCGCGCTTGCTAGTACCGCATACAAAGCTATCTGCACTGCCTTTCAACATGGCAGAGAAATCGAGCAGATGGCTGGCGATCTCGGAAGATGGATGCAAGGCATCAATGCTGTCAAGGAAGGCCACTCTAAGGCAAAAGGCAGACGCATTGGATCGGTAGAAGAAGAAGCATTAGAAACATTTGCAGCCATGAAGAAGGCACAGCAGATGGAAAACGAGCTTCGTAACTTTATCACTGGTCAGTACGGCATGAATGCTTGGCAGCAAATAATAAAGATACAAGCAGACATCAGAGTTAAAAAGAAACAAGAGCTGATTGAGGCAGCTAGGCGGCAAGAAGAAATCTTTGAATACATTCTTATTGGCGTGTCTGTGTTCGTAGCTGTTTCCGTAATAATGTGCGTTTTGTATTATGCATTAATGCAGTAGGTTAAGCCATGGATCAGAAAGATATACTTGATAGTGCAGCAGTATTTGCAACGGTGGGTTCAATGACAGACATTCTGCCTCCGGTTGCTGCTATCTTTACTATCGTATGGACTGCGCTTCGCATCTACGAAATGGAAACTGTGCAACGCTGGTTAAAGAAATGTTCAAAGCGTTAGTCATGGCATGCCTTGTCAACAATTTAGATCAATGCATTGAATTTGAAAACGCACGCCATCCTCTCACTACATATGAATCCTGCAAAGCACGCGCCATGGAAATGGCTAACGATATAAATAAAATGACGCAGTACAAAGCAATTGCTTGGAAATGTCTGCCGATGAAACAGGGTACATTGACATGATTGCAATCATTAATGCAGTTGCCTCTCTTGCTGGCACATGGATGGAAGGCAAGGTCGAGACACAGAAAGCCAAGGTCGAGGTAGCCAAGCGCGTCGCTGCTGGTGAACAGGAGTGGAACCAGACGATGGCATCCGCTTCTGCATCAAGCTGGAAAGATGAGTGGCTTACAATTTTGGTAAGCATCCCCCTTATATTAGCATTCACAGGGCATGAAGACATCGTGCAGCGCGGCTTTGATGCGTTGCAGTCAATGCCTGACTTCTACAAGACAGCCGTTGGTGTTGTGTTTGCCGCCAGCTTCGGCGTTCAACAGCTAACAAAGATGTTTAAAAAATGATTGTTCTTTCCGAACTGACCGACCTGATTGCAAAGCATGAGGGCAAAATGCTGACGATGTATACCGACACAGTTGGTGTACCTACGATTGGCTATGGTCACAATTTGCATGAGCCAATCTCTGAGCATGCAGCCAAGGTTATTCTGGCTGATGATGTGCGGATTGCTGTGCAAGAACTTGATGATCGAATGGATTGGTGGCGCGACCTGCCTGACAATGCACAGCTAGTGCTGGCATCGATGGTGTTTAACCTTGGTTGGCCTCGTTTCTCTCGCTTCAAAAAGTTTATCGCCGCCCTCGAAGACCGTGACTATATCCGCGCAGCCGCGGAGATGGAGGATAGTCTGTGGTTTCAGCAAATCAAAACGCGCGGGGCTGAATTAAAAAACCTAATGTTGGAATGTGATGACAATCACCAATGAACAGAAACAGCAAGCACAAGATCTCCTTAAAAAACATGGCACGCTAAAAGAAGCATCAGAGGTTAGCGGCATACCACCTGCGACACTCCATCGTTGGTATCAAAGAGCTAAGTCTGACTTTGCTGAAAGCAGATACAACATTCCAGAGATGCCAGAAGATGACATCCCTGTTGATGAGATCGTTGAGCATCTGCACACACGCTTTCGTAAACGCAAGACCCATCGTGAAGCAAAGAAATGGATACCGATTGAGATGAAGTCGGACGAACCTATTGGTTTGCTATGGATGGGTGATCCTCACATCGATGACAACTATTGTGACTGGGATAATCTGCGCGAGCATCTGCGTATAATCAACGAGTATGACGGTGTGTATGGGTGCAACTTAGGGGACTACCAGAATAACTGGGTTGGCCGTCTGGGGCGCATATACGGCGAACAGGACACCTCTCACAAGACAGCATGGAAGCTGGTCGAGTGGCTAATCAATGAGATGAATCCGCTTATTCTCATTGGCGGCAATCATGACATGTGGTCTGGTGCCGGAGATCCCCTTAAATGGATGC